TCGGTATCAACAACCACTTGAACTTCTAAAGGTGGAGCTTGAGATACACGAAGCCATACTGTGCCGTCTGAACCTGTAGCACGAATGGAATCATATAAATCAAGTCTTGCTTCATCGTCAAAGTATCCAGCCGCTTCAATTTCAGCTATCGTATCCTCCAGATTAATATAACCCCAATACTTAGGAACATTGGTATGTGGTGGGTTAGACTGGATACACATTTGTTGTATGTCATAAGCCATCTTAATATCTCCAAAATAAAGTTAGACGATGAAAAAATATCACCGCCTTAATTGTTAAACTGATTCGTCAATCGCTACGTCAATGACACCAACGGCATCAATTGCCACGGCATTAGCAAAAATCTTGCCCAGTATTTGCCATGAATCATAGTTAGGAACGCGCTCAACTTGAGTATTGAAGTATTTGCCGTATGCCATTCCCATAGCGGTTTTTTGCCATGCGAAACAAGTACGGATGTTACCTACTTTTGGCAAACCACCTTCGGCCATTGTCGGGATAATTTTCCACTTCATACCCATGGTGTATACGTTATTCAACGAACCAGTAGTAATGGAGTTAAGATTTGTATAGAAGTTACTGGTGAATTGGTCATCATTAAACAAGTCTTCTTGAGCTGCGGCAGATATAGCAAAGTAACGCTCATCTGGTGGAACAGCATTGTCATCAAAGAACTTGACCACTTCACGAACCTTGTCAAAGGTCATACCAGTACCGCCGTCAGCGATAGTGTTGGTAGTACCAGACGCAGCTAACGCATTGATGCATAGCTGATCCGAGCGACGACCAAGAGCCATTGCGATTGCCATTGCATCTTCTTTACGCTCATCGAAGTTAACCAAGAAACGCTCAACGTCATCAAGCATAGTAGCTACACGCCAAGGGTTTAGCGTAACTTCTACAGGTTGAAAGTTAGGGTCTTGATAATCGACTTGGGATTGGAACGCATATTGCAATGCGATTAGTTCGCCCATTTTGCGGAACTGTACTTGCGTACCTTCCACGTCTGCGCGAGTTCTGAAAGAATCTTTTAGTAACCAGCCTTTAGACTGGAACGCTTGTTTTACTTGCGCATCAAAAATCTTTTGTTGCACATTCGATAGGCTTAAGCTCATCGCCCTCTCCTTGAATTAGTTAATAAATTAATCACTCGAATTAACGGGCAATCTATTCATTAGCGGTATCCATAAGAGGGCGCTACGGGTCACGTCATGTGGCCAAGACTGGTATCCATCTATTTACAGTATAGCTGTTTGCATTAAAATTGCAAAGTGTCAACCCCACAATTTGGCAGCTTTTTGTTCTACCTCTTTTCTAAAGAGTGGGTCGGTGTTAAATCGCTCATCACCGATTAACTCCATAACTTCACGCTCTGATGTTTGTGGAACGGCGCGAGCGTTCTTGCTTACTGCAATTTCTGGCGTGCTGGTCGATACTCGTCTTAGTTTCTGTATTACACGAAACGAATCTGCTGTTGTAATCAATCCCTTGAACACGTCCATTTCTTCTTTGTTAAGCCTGTTCCCTGCCCATTCAGAAAGCTGTGATATCTCAACCTGGGCGTTAGAACCTAGCTTTTGCATTTCCTCTGCTGGGTCTGGCGAATAGAATTGCTGCGCTTTAACGTAGTGTTGTAATGCTTGAGTAACAAACTCTTGGCTTGCATTTGAATCACGGGCAAGCGTTAAGAACTCATCAAGAACGGTATCTCCTTCTTCAAAAGCAAAGTCTGGTAAATCTGGTAATGCCAAATCGTAATCGTCGGGCGCACCTTTGAATTTACCAAGTTTTTTATCAAGCTCGTTGTATGCTTTGGCTTGGTCTGCTGCTGATTTGTATTTGTCTTTTAACCACTCTGGCTTGTCGCCAACGCCGGGGGTGTTTTCATCATAAAACCAACTAGGCTCATCACCGCCAGTTTCTTCGCCCGTCATGGATTGATTTGCAAGATTATCTATCTCGCTGTTATCGCCATCTTCGGACTCGTGACTGTCTGTCACTGCTTCACTGCTTGCGCTATCCATAAGACTCATTATTTTTTCTCCTTGGTCGCCTGTGCTTTCTCTGCTTGTTGCTGCAAGGTGTTTTGTTGGTCTTTAAACCCTTTGGCATGAAGCTCAACGAACCGCACAAATGAAATTTGACCTGCTCTAAAACCTGCGTAACCTTCCGAGCCTCCAAACTGCGCAATAATTTCCGGCTGCTTTGGAAATGTTTGGTCGTTGTAATGGATCACTTTTAATTCTTCTAAAAGCTCAAGTCCTTCTTTTTGATTTAATAACCAACTACATAATTGCCCGATTTTATTTTTTTCCATATTCTGCCTCAATCTCCTGAACTTTCGTTAATAAATCCTGTACTTCTGCGAGCTTGGCTTGCTTGCCAATAAGCTCTTGTAACTGATGGGCTTCGGATAAGGTAATCAACTGCTCGCATAAAGCCTCAAGAACCGCCTGATTCTTGGCTTTTATTGTTTTCTTCTTATGCAATCCAGTTAAGCAAATCATGCGTTCACGGGTATTTAATTCCCCGTATTGCATTATCTGTTCCCAACCTCGCTGATTGAACGTCGTTTTAAAATCAAGCACCAAATGCTCTTTTAAAAAATCAATCCAGTACACTTGAAACGCGGCTTGCCCGATAAAATATGCGTCCACTAATTCAGGAAATTTGGATTTCCATTTATTGAATGTTGCTGGAGCAATATTCCATTCACATACAATATGGACTTTGTGCAATCCCTTCCTGCTCTGGGCGATATAATCTGCCGGGTGAAAATCCGGGTTAAAAACATACCTTGCTTCGCCGTTCAAAACGTCCTCATAATCTGTTGTCCTAACATACCGTCCTGCTCCACGTTTTTTAATCATTCCCTTTATTCAATTCCCTGAGTTTGAGGGGTAGCACTTTCAGCCGTTGATTCAACCTGGTTAGGGGCTTCATTTCTATTTGGGTTTGGCATCATTTGAGATTGGGCTACAGCCACCTTTTCTTCAATCTCTTTGGGTGAGTTAATTAATTTCAAGTCAATATCAAACTTGGTCGCTAGATAGGTTGGCAATTGTGGCAATTTGTATGACACAAGCGTTCCTTCTTGGCCAAGGATAGATTGCATTGCGCTGTTGTACTGCAATAGCTTTTGAACGTCTTGCAACTGTTGCGATTGCTCAAGTGGTGATTTAAATCGCACTTGGAAAAGGTCGGTGTATCTCTCTGGGTCTGGTATCAATCCTTTTTCAGCAAGCAAAAATATAACGCGGCTGATAAGCTTTGGCAGTATTTCAATTTCAATACGGGCAAACGCTGGCGCAATTTCTTCTAAGAATTGTTGCTGACGAATCATGATTTCTGTTGCGGTCTGGGTAGGTGATTGAACGGGTCTTGTTGGGTCTGCATACAATATTTGATTGATTTGTGTTCGTAAATCATTCATTGTTAGCTCGCCAAACTGTACGTTCCCTGATACGTCAAGTTTACGCAACGGCAGATTAAGAGCACTTTCTGGCGCAATGGGAATGATATCGTTTGGCTTAATCGTGTAGGTGTATGGATTAAATACGCCGTCTGAGAACCCAAGCCAAGGCGGTGTTGCGGCAAGTGCTGCGGCCTCCATAATGAACCGCGCCATCATATTAAGTGTTCTTGCCGTTGGCAATGCTTCAATGGCCGCCCCTCGTCCACCCACTTCTTTAGCAGACTTTGACCATCGCCCAACAATCCAAGGGCTTGAGCGCGATTCTTTATCCACTAGAAACTCGCTTTCAGATTGAAGCATGACAACGATTCGATAGTCGTTGTTTGCTGGCCTAAAGATTACGCCCTCAATAAAATCAAATTTTGATTGTGGTTGCTGGGCTATTAGCTCATTCATACTGCTAGTGAATTTCGCATCAGGCCATAAGCGAAGAATATCCTCATGGTGTATGCCGCAAAAAGAACGCCACACGGTGTTAATCATGTCAAAGGCATCTTGTTCCGGCGCAATCCTGTCTATAGGACACGTTTTAAATACGATGGGCTTTTTGTCGTTGTCCGTTGGAAACACTTGCAAGGCACATGTGCCGATAATTAAATCGTGGAACGCTTCATTGATTGCAAGGTCAAAGTTTGAACCATTCAGGGCGTTATAAATAATCTTAGTTAATCCCTGTAAGCTCGCTTGCAACTCTTTACGCTGGTTTTCGTCTTCAATTATTTCAGACGGCTCAAGGGTAAACCATTCAAGGGATGGCGGCACAAGATTTGCATGTAACTTTGAAACCAACTGCCTAGCTGCAATACATAAAGTATTGTCAAACACTTGTAAGTTTTTACGTGAGCCGGGCGTTTCGTTGTATTCTTCATAATAGGGATTTTTATTTGGAAAGGTGAAGTCGTATGCTTCGTCGTATAAACTTTTCCAGTTTTCCCAATCGGCACTCGCTTCACGATACCGATTCATTAATTGAACGTAATCGCTCATTGTGATATCCCTTTCTTAATCTTTCTATCCATTCCAAGCGTTGAACCTTCGGCCTCACCAAGATTCATGCCCATGAATGTGTCGGCATATGCATCACGTGACGTTATCGCCGGGCATCTGCTCTTATTCATTGACCAGATTGGTCGTTTTGCGCACTTGCGCTCCGGGGGCTGCTTGCGCATCAGGGGCTTGGCCTCCAAATTTTGAGCGTAGTGTTGCTATTCTTTGTGACTCGGTATCTTTTTCAAGCACACCTTTCTTTGCGTCTTCTTTTGCAAGTAATGCTTCTTGTTCTTTAGTCAGCCTTTCCTCTGCTTGCGCCGCACGCTTTTTAGCATGTCTCCCTGTGCTCATGGTGTCTCCCTATAAGATTAATTCAACTGTTCGTATCCCGTTCCTAAATTTCTGCCTATCGGTTAATCGTAGCAATTTCTTATACAAACCATAAGGCGTTTGCGTGTAAAATCTCCATCCCATTGCGTACTTAATGAACGACGTGCAATGGTCAAACCGAAAGTAGCTTATTTTTTGTGTCGTTGCTCTATCAAACGACGTCACTTTTAAAACTTTAAATCCATCCTTGACCAACATTCTTGGCAAGTCCTCTGTGACCTTATACGGGGGAATCGCAAACACCATCCTCAACCTATGGGGGTCATGAGCAATCCAGTTAAAACCATCATGCTGTAATAATAATACGTGTCCAAATCCGGGCTTTAAAAACTTTCTTAACCAGTACGCGTCTGTTTTTTTAAATATCACCCATGCATCTGTCGTTACAGAATAATTAAAGTCCATCAATTATTTTTGCTCGGTCGATTCATTTCCCCATGTGTAGCCTTTATCCATAATGAATAAATGGTCTACGTCTTGGGGATGGCTATTGGAACTAACAAGCCTTAGAACCCAACCGCCCGGAACTTTAGCCCGATAAGCGTGCTTTCCACCTGCAACGTCTTGCTCTATTTTTTCCCATTGCAATAAATGATTGTCGCATTTCTCTCTAACTAGATTCATAATTTTTCACATTCCTTGATGAACTCAAAATTAAACGGTTGAAATCCGTTCTCCACTAAAATTATTGCGCCAACAAACAATTCTTTTAAGTCATGCTCATGGATGTTTGAAGCGGTTTTGTGCTTCATTAGGTAGGCGGCTTGTTCGTTGTTTGCGTGGTCAATCATGTATTGCCACACGGTGTTTATATAATTATTGGTATGATTTTCGGATGGGGGAGCGTAGCGTTGAATAAATTGTTCAATCGTTTTAATATTGTAGTTCTTGCCATACGATGCGGTTAGTTTATAAATTGCACGTATGCCATACTCGACCGATACGAATGTTTCAAAAGCCGAGTCGTTACCGACAACTTCGCCTTGCCAGTTATTGCCGTGGCGTATGTTTCCCGGATTGTTGTTTCTGAAACCTCGTGTATCTTCTATGAATCTCATAGTCACCATCCTTTGGTAGTCTCGTCTATAAAGGGTAGCACAATCTTTGTGCTATTGCATTATTGATCATGTTTGATCAAATCTGGACTATACTGTAATTGGTAAATCAAAATAAGGAGCATGCGATGTGTCCTTCATTTTTCCAACCAGTAGCCGAAGCCGTAAACATTCCCCGTCTTATCGTTGATGTTATTCGTCTAGTTAGGGATGTTTTGGACGTTGCAAACGATTTTTTGCAACTACAGGTGTTAAGTACCTTCCTGTGCAGTAATACTTGACAGGAAACTTGCCGCAAGCAATATCAAAGCGGCACATAACAAAGGCAGCCCCATATCCGGGTAATAGCTTCTCAGGGTCATTCCATTCCATCATCTTTCCTTTTGATGTATTGACGCAAATTATTGCACGCATCAATACGGGTCTTGTTGATACTCAAAACAACCCACAAGAAAATGGATGTGGGCTCTAATCTAAACGGCGATATAGAAATGCGGTAATTCTAATATCGCCTTCATGTGTGCGTCATATTTTGGTTTTGATACGTCAATAATGTATTGATACGACGCTATGTTGTCCAAGCTCGACGCGATATATCCCTGAAATTTTGATATTGTTCCCATTTCTTTATAAGTAAGCCTTTCTTTTAGTTTATCGATCCATTCTGTTTTTGTTTTAAGTATTATTTTTTCGTAACCTTTAATATCGGTTTGTTCGTCTTTAATATCTCTCCGGTATGTATATATGTCCATTTCTTTTATTAAAACGCAACGCCTTAATTCCGAACCTTTTTGCCACACTAAATTAATAAATCTATCAGTAGAGCGGTCTTTATCGTCGCCAAAAAAATAATTTATATGCCCCCACGGAACGCCTTTTAAAATCATGGAGTCATAATCAAAAATATCTTCGTTTATGATTTGGCGCATGATAGAAAGTGTTAGTTGTCGTTTCCCAACACTTAATGTTTTAATCTCAATGTTGGCGGTTTTAATTTCTACGTCCGTGGTTTTAATCATTATTCATCCGTTAAGTTCGCCTGAATTGTTAAAAGCGCATGCAACTTTCCAGCATGATAACCACGACGATAATCACGACTTTCGTCCGTGTTCATGTCTTGTTTAAATTCTTTCTCGGTTTCTTTAATATCTTTAACTAGATTTTCGTAATCAATCATTCCCTGCTCCACAAATCATTTCCTTAAGTTTTTCTTTCTCGTCAAATTTGATACTTATACCAAGCGTTTGGGTTTCACATTCAGCGCAAACAATCTCACCATCGGCGAATAAAACAAATGATGTACTGTCGCAATCATCACATTGGAATCAAGATTTATCTTTTATGCGCTCGCCATTACTCATAATTTATTAAGTTTCTGGATAAAGTCATCGGCTTGTGAGGCTGTCATTTGCCCAAGCGTTTCAATATTGTAATGTTCCATGGCCTTTGTAAGTCGGCCATTGTTAAAGCCTTTGACTGCAATCAGCGCATGAACCTCTTTCATTTGCCCTGGCGTTGCAACCTCACCTGTCTCAACCTCGACAACTTCGGCTTCAATTACTTGCCCTTTAGCGGCCTTTAGCTTATCCATTAGCGCATCAGATTTGGTTTGCTTTGGCGCATCGGCTGATAATTTATCACCCATTTCTTCTTCGCCATAAGTGCCACCAAGCAAGTCTTGGAATGTTGCGCGTAATCCTTGGCTTTCAGCACAATTACCACATACCATTGAAAAGCCATTACGTCTTACAATTATCATGCCTGTTGGTACAGTTACGCACCATACCTTTCCGGATTTATTTTTCTCGATCTTTTTTATGCCCTGTTTATTTTCCATATATGATACAACTGGGTATGATTTTTTTTCACTGATCGCAATAAAATACGCTGGTTTTTCTGATATATCTGAAAACCTAACTGTTGGCGTGCTTACAGCATATCCAGATAAAACAGCAACAAGTTCAGTTTGTTTTAATATATCTAATCGTGACGTATAAAATCTTTTTGTGTTGGTATTTGATATACAGCCATCAAATAAAACAAGTGAGTCTGTCATAAGTCTTGCTTGTCGTTGTGATAATTTCAAAAGAACTTCTATATTTAATGTTTTATCTTTAAAGCAAATTTCATCAATTAAAGAAAAATCATAGGTGTAACATTGATAGTCTTTTGTAGTTTTTATATCTCTTTTGGGTGTATGTGCTACATATCCAGCGCCTTTTTTTACAGAAACTTTTGAGTGCGATTCAAGTGAGGATAGCTCTTTAATTTTATAGTCTCTAGATACAGAAATTCTAAATTGTCTATATCCTGTATGACACCCATCACAAATGAAATAAGCCGCTAATTTTATTTGATCGTCTGTTATTAAATCATAATCTTTTTTATCAATATCAAAGTTTGATGGTATTAGCTTAGCATCTCTATAGCACTTAGTAGCTTTATTAAATAAGTCTCCGGCATCAATATTTTTTTCAATCGTTATCATATTATGGTTTGGAGTAACTGAAAAGTTTAGGTATTGCCCATCATATTGGATCATTTCACCAGAATAATCTTGTACAAAAGGAACTGATTGAGTTTGTTCAATCCCTTTTTCTTTGCTTATCTGCATAATATTTGCTGTTACAGAATCAAACCTCTGAAATCCTTGCGCTGTTAAAACCTCAGTTTCATCATCGAAGCATTTTTTAATCATAGTTTCAGGCTTTCCACTTGAAGGATTCCACAAACTTTTACCTGTAGAATATTCAGAAAGTTTCACCCATGTGTATGAAGGTCTGTCCGAGCTTTTGCGCTTAACGATACAGTATGCGCCGAGCAATTCGCCACGGTCTTTTAAGTTGTACTCGTGGTTAATCTCACCGCTTATGCTATTGCGTCTAAATGTGTCATTCGTGTAAACCGCGTCGCACTCATGAAAATCATATTCTGAGTGGCGTTGCGCTGCTTTCCTGTAACCGTCACGGCCTACAAAGATTTGCGCTGGCGTACTATCTTGGTACTTTACTGCCCAAATCTCACGTAAAAACGGATTTAATCCGGCAGCTTTACCCATTCCAACGAACGCATTGAACTCTTGACCGTTTAGCTTTGGCGCAAAAATCTTTCGTATCTCGTCCAACTGCTTTGTGTCTTCCCATACTGCCATGGGGTTACTGGTTTGTAATGAACTCATGGTTATTCCTCATCTTGCAATTGGTTAAGGGCGTATTGCGGTACTGATAATTCTTGAACGGGATAGCCCGGCCATTTATCCGAACTCAAGCACGCATGCAATTTCTTTTTGTAATTCATAAACTGGTCAATTCCGTATTGCAGTGCGTCACCATCCATCATAAATACGCTTGGTACGTGTGGGGCTTCTTTTTCAGCCGCTAAGATTACAAACATTTCAAACGGCTGACCGATTGCTTTACAGGCTTCAAACGCCATGCCAGCTTGTAAGAAATAGCCATAATCAATCGCACTGCGTTGTATTTTATAGGGGCTTGCATCAGCCGTTGTTTTTAAATCAACGACCATTTTTGCCGACCAAATATCAGGGCGCGTTTTAAACTGCAAGCCAGTCTCTTTGTCCGTCCAAAAAATAGATTGCTCAAACTTGGCTTCATCTAAAAGCGTTGTAACAATCTCATGACGCTTAACATGCTCGGCCATCTTTGCGACTTTCTCAAGTTGCTCGGCTGTTAAAACAATCTTGCCATTTGATGATTCAACAAACGCCTGATAATCTTCTTTGCCCTGCTTCGTTCGTCGGTCAATCGCTGGCATGACCGCGTATTCTTTATCGAATAATTGTGGCTCAAGTAACATTGTGTGGAACGCACTGCCGATGTTCATGGCTGGCGTTGCCTCCCTCTTTTCAGCTTCACCGCTCATTACCTCATACCAAAAATGGTATGGTGATTTATCAAGTAACATTAATCGGCTGCGTGATATACCGCTTGATGCGTGGTATTGCTCGTTGCTTATATCGTGTACGCCGTCTTCAAAGTCTTTCGTTGTCATTTCCAGTTCCTTACATTAAGTTAACGGATACATTATATCCGCTAAAATAGTGTATGTCTACATATTATTTAATATCGATGTTGCTCATCAAACATTTTCAAAGCACGACGGAGTATCTCAACGACTGGCACGCCTATCTTTTCGGCATGGTCTTTCATCATGTTGATGTAAGCCTGTTCAATGGAACACATGTATCGTGCCTTCTTGGTATCAATATCTTCTTCGGCAATTAATTCACCGCTCGTATGTTTTTGAATGGTGATTTGATGATGCCTTGGTATCAGCTTCCATGAACACACGTTTGATTGCGCTACCCCTAGAAACTTGGCAAGTTTTCGTTGGCTGCCAAACCACATAACAGCTTCGTCTTTTTGCATTGATTTTTGCCTATGTATTACGGTATTATATCAGTATACAAATAGTATACGATAAAATAAAGGGTAATATGAAAAAGCGTTATATATTAACCAAGAAAAGCAATCTTAGGGATGAGGCCGACAACTGGCTTTTGATGATACCAAGCGAGCGATTATCGAGTGATTGCAAGATTGTTTGGCTAGTCTTAAAAAAGATTCAAGATTATAACCTTGCCTGTATGACTGATTCCCACACGTGGTATAAAATTTCAGGTTTAAAAATGAAGCGCGTTAAAGAGTGCCTTAACGAGCTTGAGCGTTTCGGCCTATTAGAGCAGTACCTACCAACCAAGATTGTAGTAGGTCGCCATCAGTCAACCACGTTTAGGGCATACCTGGTTGACCATTTCTTAATGAAAGGCGCGTACATGACCACCGAAGAAAGGCCGCACGACGGTCAATCTTTCCCTAATCCTCAAGACGAAAACAACCAACTGCGTAACTCGCACATTGCAAATGCAATTAAATCTTTCAAGGAGTCTGTTAGTGAATCTAAAGTCATGGATTGATGGTCAAATATGCTACAAGCATGAGTTAAACGAAAAATACAGGGAACTGGACGCGCAAGGCGAGCCGCTTTATTCCGGACGAATACTTTGGGGTAGTGGGTATATTGAAGCCCTACACGATGTTTTAAAACAACTAACCGAGGATGATGATAATGATAACCAACCACGTAGTTGATAGCCTCACCCTATTAAAGGCCATTGAGTATCTTGATATTTACCGCTCGATGAAAGCAAGCCAGTCAACCAACAATTATTTATCACCATCAGACGATGAACACCTTTTGACTCTAACCATTCGGAATATTAGAGCCGCATTAAAAAACCAAGGAGTGGCACAATGAGTAACTACTACGCAAAAATAACCCTATACCCTGTTGATGGGGTAACGGCTAAGAAACCAGCATTAAATCTCATCGGTGAAATGAAGCAACACCCAACGGACGCAATTAAAAGTGCGGCACAAGTGGCGATTGAAGCATTGCTTTGTCTTAGCGCGATCGACCTAAAACACAAACCAGACTGCGACCACCATTGTTCGTGCCGCAATACTTATTGTTGCGTATGCGATTAAAAAGCGATTGCAGACGACCAAGCCTATAACGCTGGGTATGCTTGTATGATGCGACCAACTGAGGCCACCAATCATGAATAAAGAAAATGCGCTTAAAGTGCAAATCCGAACTATCTTGCAAAAATACACCAAGAGTTCACGACTAGACGAAATGGTCGATGAAATTTGCGAAGCGATTAAGCGCGATGCGCCGAAAGTACAAGTATCTATCCCATACGAACCCTGCAACCACATGTACCGCTTGTTAAAAAATGAAGTTGGAACCCGTGAATTAATCTGCAAAAAATGCGGACGTGTGAAAGATATTAAGTTTGACTTAAAAGAGG